GATGGTGAAATAGGTAATGTTGATATTGAACAAGTACTTACAAAATCACAAAGACCAAATAATAAAGGTAAAGCTCTAGCGGCAAATGGTCAATACTTCAATACTGACAAACCTGGAATCATCCCAGCTATTATTGATGAAATGTATCAAGAGCGTGTCACTATAAAAGGTGATATGATTAAAGCTCAAAAGAAATTACAAAAGGTAGATAAAAATGATAAACAAGAACTTTACTCGATTGAAAGAGAAATATCAATCGCTGAAAATAGCCAAATGGCAATTAAGATTCTTCTTAATAGTCTTTATGGTGCTATGGGGAATAAATATTTTAGATTCTTCGATCAGAGAATCGCGGAAGCCATTACCCTCACCGGTCAGCTCACCATTCGATGGGCCGAATATGAACTTAATTCATTTCTCAATCGAACAATGCGAACAACATCGTTTAAAGACTATGTCGTCGCCATCGATACTGACTCGTTGTATGTTAGCTTAGATGATATTGTAAACAAATTTAATCCAAAGAATCCTATTGATTTCCTAGATAAGATTTGTAATGATACACTTGAGCCAGTGTTGGCAAAATCATATGATGATTTATATTCTATGTTAGGTGGAGTATCAAACAGAATGGTTATGGCAAGAGAAGTTATTGCTGACCGTGGTATTTGGACTGCTAAGAAAAGATATATTCTCAATGTATTGGATAACGAAGGTGTTCGATATAAAGAACCTAAACTCAAGATTATGGGTATTGAAGCAATTAAGTCTTCTACTCCAGAACCATGTCGTGATGCACTTAAAGAATTATTTAAAGTTATTATGTCAAGTAATGAATCTGATGTTCAAAAGTCTATTGAGCAATTTAAAAATTACTTCAAGACATTACCACCTGATGAAATTGCATTCCCACGCGGAGTCTCAAAAGTTAAAGAATATAAAGATCATAATACTATATACAAAAAAGGTACACCAATACATGTTCGTGGTTCTTTACTATTTAATAAACAAGTCCAAGATTTAGCGTTAACCAAAAAGTATGCACTAATTCAAAATGGCGAAAAGATTAAGTTTGTATATTTACGAACACCAAACACTATCAAAGAAAATGTAATTGCATTCCCTGATTATTTACCTGAAGAATTTAACCTTCATAAGTATATTGATTATGATATGCAATTCCAAAAAACCTTCCTTGACCCTATTGAACCAATCCTAGATGCTGTAGGTTGGAATTCTGAAGAGGTTGTATCTTTGGAGGATTTCTTTGGTTAAACTATTTACATTTATGCCAAACTGTGGTATAATATATAACTATGGAGAAAAAAAATGAAATTAGTAAGATTATCCTCAGGTGAGGAAATTATCGGTAAAGTAACAGAGACCGACAATTCTGTTACAATTAAAGATGGGTATACATTAATTCCGGCTGGAGAAGGTAAGATTGGATTTATGCCATTTATGGCTTATACTAAAGCTGACCAAGGTGTCACTATATCTAAACAATTTGTTGTGTTTATGGTAGAACCTATTGAAGATTTAGTAAATCAAATTAGACAAATGGATTCAGGAATTGTTGTACCAGACAATAAGGTAATTGGATAATGAGTAAAGATTGGGTAAAAGACATACATGATATGCAAACCAAATACCAGACTAGAGACTGGGTATGGGATAATCGTAATGACCCCGAAAAACTCAGAGCATTTCTAAAGTTTCGTATTGGATTTTTACAAGAAGAACTAGATGAAACTAGAGAAGCTCATGTAATGAAAGATCCTGAAGAAATAGTTGATGGATTAATTGATTTATGTGTTGTTGCTATTGGTACTCTTGATGCATTTGGAGTTGACCCATATAAAGCATGGGACGAAGTTCTTAAAGCAAACATGGCAAAAGAAGTAGGAGTAAAACCAACCAGGCCAAATCCATTAGGTGTACCTGACTTGGTTAAACCAGAAGGTTGGGAGGCACCATCACACAAAGGAAATCATGGTAAGTTTAACGATATTTGATTCGATATACGATAACAAAACAAATAAAAGAATGGATTATAACTCATTTGATGAGTTTGAAACTATTCTATATAAGTTATCTGAATCAACAAAATATCCTACTAAAAAAGATGCACCACTAATCAGCCCAGCTGTTTACATACCTGATACTACAAGAGGTAATGATAATGTGACAGGTTGGGGTGGATTTGGTATTCTTGACATTGATGATTATGAAGGTGATATGAAAGATATCGAAAAGAAATATTCTAAATATCGATATGTATGTTATTCCACTGCATCATCAACAAAAGAAAAACCAAAGTTCAGATTAGTATTTCCACTTACAACATTTGTTGATAAAGAAAGAATTAAACATTTTTGGTATGCTCTTAATAAAGAAATTGGCGATATAGCAGATGCTCAAACTAAAGATTTGAGTCGTATGTATTATATACCAGCAAAATACGAAAACAGTTTTAATTTTATATTCTCACATGACGGTGAAACTATGGATCCTAACTTACTTATGGATACTCACCCTTATGTTGTTCCAAACGAAAACTTCTTTGACAGATTACCTGAAGCAATTAAACAAGGTTTAATCGAACATAGAAAAGGTCAACTCAATAATACAAACTATTCATGGACAGGTTATCAAGATTGTCCATTTGTAAATAAAAGACAAGTAGAAGAATATAAAGCAATTACAGATACTGGATGGTATGCAAAGATGTATCAAATTATGGTATCTACTGCTGGTAACGCAATGAGCAAAGGTTATCCAATTACAGCTAAAGAAGTCGAATACTTATGTAGAGATTTAGATGGTGATACAGGTAATTGGTACTTAAAGCGTGATATGTATAAGGAGGCAGAGAGGGCAATCGAATTTGTGTTTAGAAATAACTTATGATTTATTACCATGAAAGTTATTTGTATGAAGCGTACGATGACTATTGCAAATCAATGCCAAAAGGTTCAAACCTTATGGATATCGAAAATTTTAGAAGAGAAATATTTGAACCATTATTAAATGAGATGTATGATGAAGAATGATAAAATAGATAAAGGATTACTATACTTAAGTTGGTTCTTTTTAATATTATTTTTAATTTTATTTGCAGGTAAAGTAACTGCTAATGAAGAAAGATATTGTATGGCACAAAACATTTACTTTGAGTCTGCCAATCAATCTTTTGCAGGAAAGCTTGCTGTAGGTCATGTTGTTATAAATAGAGTAAGAGATGAACAATTTCCTAATAATATTTGTGATGTAATATATCAAGCAAAGACAAAAATTAATTGGAAAGGAAATGAAGTTCCTATTAGGAATCAATGTCAGTTCAGTTGGTACTGTGATGGTAAATCTGATGAACCTGTTGATTCCAAAACTTGGATGACTTCATTGTATATAGCTGACTTATTATTAGAGGTAGGTTATAGAGATATAACTGAAGGATCATTATATTATCATGCTGATTATATATTACCTTATTGGGCATCTGAACTCGAACATGTGGTTACTATTGACAACCATTTGTTCTATAAATAGGAGAAGAAATGTATAGATATAAAGTTTATGTTACACGAGTCGTTGACGGAGACACAGTTGATGTTGATGTTGATTTAGGATTCGGAATGGTTTATAAAAAACAAAGAGTTAGAATGATGGGTATTGATACACCTGAAAGTAGAACAAGAAACTTAGAAGAAAAGTTTTATGGAAAAGCATCAAAGGCTAACTTAATTAAAATATTAGATGGTAAAGATATCCAAATGGTATCACATGATAAAGGTAAGTTTGGTAGAATACTTGGAGAGTTATTCATTGGAGATTCTAAGTATAGTATAAACCAACAACAAATTGATGAACATCATGCTGTACCATATTTTGGACAATCTAAAGATGATACAGAAAAAGGTCATCTGTGGAATAGAGCTGCTTTGAATGAACAAGGAATTATTTACGAAGCTAAATAAATGAAATTAACTATTTACATTATACCAAAACTGTGGTATAATATAACTATATTATGGAGAAATTATGAAAGAATCTTTGAGAGTGCTACAAGAATGTGCTGAGTTACAAACCAAGAAATCTAACGATTATCAAAATCCAAATTCTAAAATAACTCAAGCTGATTATTATCCAAATGGTATCACAACCATTCATGACATTATGCATGCTAAAATGCTAAGAATGGCATCCGTTATGGAAGCTATGCAAACTAGCGATTATGAACCTAATTTTGAATCTCTTGAAGATTCAGCAAAAGATTTAATTAATTATGCATCATTCTTTGTTGCATATTGCAGACATGGTATTCCAGGTCAAGACTTAAATAAAGATGCATTTAACTCTAATAATAATATTGGTTTAAAAGGAGATGATAATGTATCAAGTGAATAACACTGCAGACATAAAAGAAGTATTTAAGAAACACTTAAAAGCTGAAAACTATGTAACTGATAAAACTGGTGTAAAGACCATTGAAATACTTGGTGCATCTTTTGTTGCAGATAAACCAGCCATCTTTGGTACTCCAAATGAAGAGTATATTAAAGCAGAGATTGATTGGTATAATTCTAAGTCAACAAATATAAATGATATCTTTGAAGATAAAGAACCACCACAAGCATGGCAATATTCTGCAAACAAACATGGTGAAATCAATTCTAATTATGGTAAACTAATTTATTCAGGTAAATACCACAAGCAATATGATAAAGCTTTAAATGATTTACTTATTAATAACGATACACGAAGAGCTTCAATGGTTTACCAAAGACCAAGCATTTGGAAAGAATATAAAGAAAATGGTAAAAATGATTTTATTTGCACCAATGCTGTAACATACTATATAAGAAACAATATGCTACATGCAGTTGTTCAAATGAGAAGCAATGATGTAATCTTTGGTTATAGAAATGATTATGCATGGCAAAGGTATGTACAAGAACAATTACAACATGACTTATATTTCAATGGAGTCAAAACAGAACTTGGTTATATCTATTGGCAAGTACAAAGTTTACATGTGTATGAGAGGCACTTCCATCTTGTTAAGTAAATACTGGAGACTATGGGCTAAGTCCCTAGGTGAAAAAGTCGGAGTTACTGACAAAGAAGCAAACACTATTGCTTTCATGAGAAGCATTATTGTGTGGATGAATTTCATAACATGTTTTTTTATTATAGCGGGGGTAATACACAATTGGTAAAACACGAAGAAGCTTTAGTAATCACTATGGAAGAATGCGGTGAACTCATTCAAGCATGTAGTAAAGTAATTAGAACAAAAGGTGATACTAAATATATAAGAAATTTACAAGATGAAATCGGCGATGTAATGATGATGATTGAAATTCTTAAAATGAATAACTATGTTACTGATAAACAAATTGAAGACCGTATGAAAGAAAAGAAAAAGAAATTAATGAAATGGAGTTTATTGTTTAGTGAATAAGTGGGATAAAAGATTTTTAGAAGTCGCAAAAGAAGTATCAAGTTGGTCAAAAGATCCAAGTAGAAAAATTGGTTGTATCGCTGTAAAAGATAAAAGAACAATTGCTCAAGGATTTAATGGATTCCCTAGAGGTATATTAGATACAAGAGATAGATTACAAGATAGAGATTTAAAATATAAGTATATAGTTCATGCTGAAATGAATTGTATTTACAATGCTGGATATTTTGGTACAGAATTAGATGGTGCAACAATGTACATATATGGATTACCTGTATGCAGTGAATGTGCAAAGGGTATAATTCAAGTAGGTATAAAAAGAGTTGTTTGGAAAGCAATACAAGATGTACCAGTAAGATGGTTAGAAAGTAATATGTTAACTCAAGAATTATTTGCAGAAGCAGGAGTAGAATATGAACGAGCCCCGTAATCCAAAATACACATTAGATTGGTACCTAAAATGGGTAGCTTCAATTATTGTGTTATGTGCAATGTCAATTCGTGGTGTATCTGAATATGCTCAAATTGATTTATATTTAAGTATTGTAGGTATAGGTTTATGGCTATGGGTATCATTGCTTTGGAACGATAGAGCACTCATACTTTTAAATGGTATGGGATTATTATTCCTACTAAATAACTTATGGAAAAGTCTAATATGAAAATAGGTGTAGGTAAAATTGGCAAGTCAGTATTATTCGACAGCAGTCGCTGGGGTGCAGTAGGTGGAGATAATGAAGCACCAATATTATTCGAACATTTAATTCGTAATAATCCTGAGCATGAATTTGTTTTAGTATGTCCATCAGATTATGATAGATTACCTTTAAATAGACAACAAGAAATAAACGAACATGGTAATTTAACAAATGCATGGGAAGATTTTTCACAATGGAAAAAAGATGGTAAATGGAGTCGTAACCATCCAGCAAGTGATAGACAAGAATTTATGGAAGATGTATTAATTAAGAATCCTGACTATAAAGTCGATGTTGGTGTTTTTATGATGGGTATGTCAGCCACTTCAAATATTCATGGTCATTCTAAATTAATGAATGATCACACAACTCTTGCAAAACCTTTAGATATGCAAAGAAGATATGCTGGTCCACCAATTTATTACCTTAATCATTACACAGATATAAAATGGATTATGTTACTTAATGACCCTAGATTATATCCAGGTAAAATGAGAGACTTGTGGAATCCACCTCAAAAAATCTTTTCACAATATAACGAACCTATAGTACATAAAAACTATGCAGGATATGATGATCCTACAAGACAAGAACATAATATTCAATGTACCTATGATGCATTGGAAACAACATTTCTTATTGGTAAAAAACGTGGTGAAATGTTAGAAGAAGTACCTAATAGTTTAGATAACTTTTTTGAAGATAAACCAGAAACTGGAGAAAAAGATATTCAGTTTATGATAGTATGTAATGAAGGTAAACCATCTAGGTATCCTGACTTAAAGAAATATATACTTGACCATGTAGAAGATGTTGACATATATGGACAATGGAATCCTAATACTATAGGTGATGATAAAAGATTTAAAGGACCAAAAAAGTTTAATGATTTAATGCAGATGTTGCCAAGAGTAAAATACACATTCTGTATTCCAATTAAAAAGGGTTGGGTAACAGCTAAGGTATGGGAAATGGCTCACTATGGTATTATACCTTTTTTACATCCAACATATGATGAACAAGATAATCTTAAAGTACCTGACTTTATTAGAGTTAAAGATTCTCAAGATTTATTTAATAAAATTAAATTCTTAGAAGAAAAACCAAAAGCATATCAAGAGCTTAGAGATTTACTTGATAACTTACTTAAAGATGAGTATTATGATGGCTCATATTTAAACAATAAAATTATGGAAGAACTAAAAACTTATGCACAATAAAAGACTTATAGTAGATTTTGATGACACAATAGCATTTACCAAAAATAGAGATTGGAAAAATGCAAAGCCAAATACAGATTTAATTAATAAATTAAATAAACTTAGTAAAGAAGGTTGGACCGTAGATATTTTTACAGCTAGAGGTTCAATATCATGTAAAACAAGATATGATGCAGAAGAAAAGTATGGTGATCAAATTAGAGAATGGTTAGATGATCATAACGTAAATTATAATATGCTATCTTTTGATAAACCATTAGGTGCTTATTATATTGATGATAAAGGTATTACACCCGAAGATTTTATACTTACAGATATTAGAGAACTTGAAGGTGGTTTATCAGGGTCAGACATTTATACTGATGGTAAATTAGTACATAAGACTGCTGATAATGCTCACCTAGCTCATGCATGGTTCTCTTATGTAAATGGTTATTTAAATGTTCCAAGAATTGATAGAGTTGTAGGACAAACAATTACAATGGAATATATTGATCACGATGAATTTTATTTAAACAATTTTACATATAGAGCATTAGGATTAATACAAGAATCATTAGACAGAATGTCAAATATGGATGTACTAGAAAATAGCTACACATTTGATGATTATGTAAAAAGAATTGAAGGACATATTGAATTAGCTGGAGATATACCAGAGTTTACTGACACATTGCAAAGATTAAAAGAATTAGATTTACAACCAACGTTTTCACATGGTGATTTTGGTGTCAAGAATATGTTATTTAAATACGATGAATTATATTTAATTGATCCTATTTTAGATACATTTGGATGTACTGAACTCGATGTTGCAAAATTCATAGCATCGTTGTATATTAATCGATATGATGATATGACTTGTTTGGCCATCAGAACATTATGTGCATTTAACAAATTTGAGGAAGATGATATTACTACTTTAGTTAAAGCTGAAATTATTAGAGTATACAAATATCATCCAGATAAACAATTTATAATTAATAAAGTACAACAGGCGGAAGCTGATTTTTGGAGAAGATATGAATGACATTTTTTTAATAAGTAACAATATGGACAGATTAGTACAATTTAAAAAGTACTACAATATATTCAATGAGGATACTAAAATTAATCTAAACGTAATATTAGATAATAGGAAACAAGACTTTGATGTAAGTGAAATTATAGATACTTTTAATATTTACTATACAAAAGATATGCTTGAAGAAGTAAAACCTTTATTTGAAAATCCTCATATGATTGATAAGATTCTTGACATTTATGGTGTCGCTATTAAATGGTTTGTATTTCCTTATGTACACAAAATATTAAATATTGAAAAAGCAATGATGATGGACGATGATGTATTTTTACTTCAACCAATTGATGAATATTTTGAAAAAGATTACGTTTATTATAATGAATCAGCATTAGGTGTAATGGCAAAAGGTGTAGAAAAAGTATTAGAACCATTATATAGAGAATATGTTGACATTACTAAAATGAGAGAAAAGCCATGGTTCACATTAAACTCAGGACAAATTATTCATAAAGATAACGACATGTTAATTAAGTTTTTAAATAGAGCTTTACATCCTAATGTGTATAATCTTTTAGTAGAAGCAACAGAAAAGTATAAAGCAAAAACTGACTTTATAAATAATAAAAAAAATAGAAGAGTAATAGGTGGTAAGTTTTGGATTATAGAACAAAACATATATGCTATTTATTACAGATGGTTATTTGAAAATGGTTATGATGTGACTACTTTTGGTACTGATATGAAAGTACATAGTGGTATTATGAAAGAAAATTTTGATATCTCAAGAACAAGGAAATTACCTAAATATTTCCATTACCTTCCAACCGATAAAGAACCACTTTACACAATATATGCAAAACAAATTGATAGAATAATTAATGGAGAAATAGATGTTCCTAGATAAAACTAAATTGCCTGAAGATGCAAAAGTTGGATTTACATGTTCTACTTTTGACTTATTTCATGCAGGTCATATCGTAATGTTACAAGAAGCTAAATCACTGTGTGATTATTTGGTTGTTGGTTTATTAATAGATCCTACAGTGGATAGGCCTGACAGTAAAAACAAACCGGTCCAAAGTCCATTTGAAAGGTATGTACAATTATCTGCATGTAGATATGTAGACGAAGTTATACCATTTACTACTGAGGAAGAAATTGTTGATATGATTTTAACTATTAATCCAGACATTCGTATTGTAGGTGAAGAATATAAAGACGTTGAACATACAGGAAAAGGGTTATGTCCAATACATTATAATAAAAGGAGACATTCGTTCTCATCAAGTGATCTTAGGGAGAGAGTAAAAAATGGAAAGTAAAAATTTAACTTATGGTTCAATAGTACCGTTAATTGGAGGTGAGTCTTTGGGCATTTCAGAATCATTAGGTGGACAAAATCCTGAGTGGGTATTATCATACTCTGACTTTGAGGCGAATGACTCTCATTATTTAAACTATTTAAGAACTAAGAAAAACTATAAAGGTGATTATGTAAAGCTAGATGAAAATCCAAACTATAAAGCAAAGAAAGTCGACGTAGTAAATACTGTATGTCCATGTGCAGGGTTATCATCATTAAGTCAATCATCATCTGGCGATAGTCCAGTAAATAATTGGATGTATGAATCAGCAGAATATGTATTAGGTCAAATACAGCCTAAAGTATTTTGGGGAGAGAATGCACCAAGATTAGCACAAAGTACTGGTATACCTGTAGTTAAGAAATTACGTGAGATAGGTAAAAAACATGGGTATACACTATCCATTTATAAAACCAAATCGCTTGTGCAAGGGTATTCTCAGATTAGGGATAGGACGTTTTATTTCTTTTGGAAAGGTAATAAAACCCCTTTGTTTAATTATATCCATAGGCCACATCAAAGAATCGAGGATCTTTTAAAATCAGTTAAAAACAAAAAAGGTGATCCTATGTCAGAAGTACATAATAAGTTAATTCCTTCTGATGATGTAGTATATAAATGGATATTAAACGAACATGGAATGACACATAAAGAATATGTAGAAAACCTAGAATTGAATAATGTTAATTTATATAATATACTTGATGAAATGGGTAAAGATAGATTTGATGCATGGCAAAGAATTATAGAAGAGTTAGAAAGTAAAGAAGATGATAAATCAGTAAGATGGCATCGTGTATTAAAAAGAATGTATGAAAAAGAATATGCTGGTGGTTGTACTATGAGAAGAACAATCACTATTCCTAATAATTATATTGGAGCTTTTGTTGGTCATTTACCTCATCAGCTAACTCACCCAGTAGAGGATAGATTCTTAACTTATAGAGAAATGTTAAGTATTATGTATTTACCTGAAGACTTTGAGTTATTAAATCCTAAGAGACAAATCAACCACATCTGTCAAAATGTACCAGTGAAAACTGCTAAAGATATGATGGATCAAATTAAACTTTATTTTGATAATAGGTTGGATTTAATAGACACAGAATATTTATTACAAGATAATAAAAGAAAAGTGTATGAATATGAAAAAAACCATTTACAACTAGATGAATTTATGGTATAATATAATATATATGTTAAAAAATAGGAGTGACTATGCCGTCAGTAGATTTAAGGCCTCGTAAGAGGCACCCAAAAGATAAACGCCCTTCTAGGCCAATGCCTTTCGATATAGCTTTAAGAAAGTTCAGAAAGCAAGTGGAAAAAGCAGGGATTATACAAGAAGTTCGTAAAAGAGAATTTTATGAGAAACCTACAGCCAAAAGAAAAAGAAAAAAGGCTGAAGCAAGAAGTCGCCAACTCAAACAAATGAGATTGGAAAATCAATTAAACAGCCCTCGTGGCAGGAGAAGTAGATAATGTCTATAATGGATAAACTTAAAAAGAATAGTAAAATCAAAAGTACTGATGTACTTGCTGATTCTCCACTATTTGCCGAAAAGGATATGATTGCTACAGATGTACCTATGGTCAATGTAGCGTTATCAGGAGATATGGATGGAGGGCTATCATCAGGACTTACTGTTTTAGCTGGACCATCAAAACACTTTAAGACAAGTTTTGCACTACTCATGGGTGCAGCGTACTTAAAGAAATACGAAGATGCTGTAATGCTTTTTTATGATTCAGAGTTTGGATCACCACAAAAGTATTTTGAATCTTTTGGTATTGATACTAATAGAGTATTACATACTCCAATAACTGATGTTGAGCAATTGAAGTTTGATTTAGTTGGTCAGTTAGAAAATATTGAAAGGGGTGATAAAGTTGTAATCGTTATTGATTCTATCGGTAACCTTGCATCTAAGAAAGAATTGGAAGATGCTCTTAATGAGAAATCTGTGGCAGATATGTCAAGAGCAAAAGCGTTAAAGGGATTGTTCCGAATGGTCACTCCTTATCTTACAATGAAGAACGTCCCTTTACTCGCTGTTAACCATACTTATCAAGAGATTGGATTATTTCCTAAATCAATTGTTTCAGGTGGTACAGGGATTTATTATTCAGCTGATAATATTTGGATTATTGGAAGACGTCAGCAGAAAAAAGGTACAGACGTAACAGGATATCATTTTGTTATTAATGTAGAGAAATCGAGGTTTGTAAAAGAAAAATCTAAAATCCCAGTTGAAGTTACATGGGAAGGTGGTATTGCAAACTATGGTGGATTACTAGATGTTGCTCTAGCTGGTGGATATGTAACTAAACCAAATGTTGGTTGGTATGCCAGAGTTGATAGAGAAACTGGAGAGATTGAAGATACTAAAGTTAGAGAAAAAGATACTAAAACTAAAAAGTTCTGGGATCCAATTATTAAAAATACTGACTTTAAAGAATTCATACAATCATATTATTCAATTGGCCATAAGCCATTGTTAGAGATTGATTTAGATCTTGAGGAAGAATAATGTTTGACATTACTGAAAAAGATTACGGATTTGTGGATAACCCGAATTATCCAATACAAGGTGTAATATATAAAACTGGGACATATAAAGATGTAATAGTTATGTATGGAACAGTATCAGTAAAAGAGAGCCCTGAATTAGATATGGCTAGTTTAGGGTTCACATTTCAAATAGCTGACCCAGCCGAACACACAGTTGATGAATTGGAAAAAGACGAACACTTTAAGAATTATATGGGTGCAGTCTTACAACATATTATAGAACATAATTTAGATAGCGATAAAGCAAGGATAGGAAATATTGAATCAGACACTACCGACACACATACTGAATCATCTGCTTAATAATGAAGAATATTGCAGAAGAGTAATTCCTTATGTTAAAAAAGAATACTTTGATGGTTCTCATAGAACCGTATTTGACTTAATAGTAAGTTTTGTAAATACACATAATAAATTACCAACAGCAAAGGTATTGGATCTTGAGCTAAAAAAGATTAGTGCTCATGAAGAAATACTAAATCAAGCATCAAGACTAATTGAAGAAATACAAGAAAAGTCTGATGTTGATACTGATTACCTAATTAAAGAATCTGAAAATTGGTGTAGAGAACGTGCAGTTTATAATGCCATTATGGAATCTATTCAGATCATTGATAAAAAAGATAAAACAAGAAGTGAAGGTGCTATACCTGAAATACTATCTAATGCACTAGGTGTATCTTTTGACCAAGCAATTGGTCATGACTATATTGATAATTCTGAAGAAAGGTTTGATTTCTATAATCTTAAAGAAGATAGGATTCCATTTGATTTAGATTACTTCAATAAAATTACAAAAGGTGGCCTACCAAATAAAACTTTAAATATCGCTCTTGCTGGAACTGGTGTTGGTAAATCTTTGTTTATGTGTCATTGTGCATCATCAGTTCTAGAGCAAGGCAAAAATGTTTTATATATTACAATGGAAATGGCAGAAGAAAGAATAGCAGAAAGGATAGATGCCAATCTTATGAATCTACCAATTGAACAATTGCCGTCTTTACCTAAAAAAGTATTTAACGATAAGATTGGAAAGATTGCAAAAGGGTCAATTGGTAAACTAATTGTAAAAGAATATCCTACAGGTTCTGCTCATACAGGTCACTTCCGAGCACTACTAAATGAGTTAAAACTCAAGAAAAACTTTAAACCAGACATAATATATATAGATTATTTAAATATTTGTGCATCTTCGCGTATGCGAGGCATGGGCGGAAGTATAAATAGTTATACATATATTAAAGCTATCGCGGAAGAACTTCGTGGATTAGCAGTGGAATTCAATGTACCGATAGTATCGGCAACTCAGACTACAAGGTCAGGGTACAGTAATACTGATGTCGGATTAGAGGATACATCTGAATCATTTGGTTTACCAGCAACGGCTGACTTAATGTTTGCTCTTATTTCAACAGAGGAACTTGAAGAGTTAGGTCAATTGTTGGTGAAGCAATTAAAAAATAGGTATAACGATCCTACCAAGTATAGACGTTTTGTAGTTGGTGTTGATCGTTCCCGCATGAAACTATATGATGTGGAAGAGTCGGCTCAGTCAGATATTATGTCTGATATGACACCCGACAAACCTATAAATAAGTTCGGTGAAAGAGAACAACCAGATTCTTTCGCCGATTTCAAAGTATAAAAAAGGAGACTTTATGGAACTACTTAATAAAGCAAAAGAATGGGTCGTAGCAAGATGGGCAGAAAGAACATCTTGGGATGGCGGTGTGATTATAGGTTTATCCCTAGGATATATCCTATTAGGTGGACTAATTGATTGGTTAGCCTGGGTAGCACTTGCTTACGGTGTCTACACTTTTGTTAAATCAGAAGTTGCTTAATTAAAGCAATTGTAAGTTCATAAGGGGCTTCGGCCCCTTTTCTTTAGAGAAATGTTACAATTCTGTTACAATTCTGTTACAATTGTGTAACAATTTCACTTTAGCTATTTACATTTTCTTCGAACTGTAGTATAATAGTATTATATATTTTTAAAAAGGAGTGATAATATATGTCAAACAATACAAATACAGCGATCCTCGAAGCTATAAACGAGGAAGTAAATGAGCTATCTTCAATGAGTGTAGTCAGTGAACTTGGAATTACACCAATTGCTGATTCTTTTGATGAATTCCTAACTTTTGCTGATATGGAAAAGTTAAGATGGAAATTAGTTCTTAAAAGGTTCGAAGAGAGGTGCATATAATGGCTAGAGGATCAGATGCTTACGTAGGAACATATTGGACTGAATGTGCAGGTGATATGTTAGAAGTTTCAAAAATTAGAGAAGTTATTAAAGCTGTCAATAGACAAGCAAAGTGGGCAGAAAAGAGTCCATGGAAAAATAAAGCTGGTGTAAAGTTTCCAAGGTATAGGGTAAAACTTCAAGGTAGAGGCCCAAGAAAAGAAGCGGCAGCTAAAGATGGAAGAGGTTACTATGCGTATGATCAAAGCTTACCTTTGAGACATGCGAAAAGAGTTGATTTATATATTTATGAAAGGAGTGAAAGATATTATGAATGATTTAGAATACGTATTAACTTTTAAGAAGGAGTGTCGTAAATGCGACGAGTTCTTCGGCATGAACCCTAAGGCATGGGCTCATGTTAAAGAGCTATGCGAAAAGCATGGCTGGGATTATTACGCCTTATGAGATTATTAGAGGCTAATTATGGAGATGTAAGAATATTCTCCGAAAGACCATTTGGCTATAAGAGATATATAGTCGAATGGCAAAATGGTGCTACCACAACTTTTTCAGGTTTGTGGTATAAAAAAGAAAAAGTAATTAAAATAATAGAGGAAAAATTAAAAAATGGAAAATCCTAAAATTCAAGAAAACTTTGAAAAGTGTATGAAAGCGTTTGATAAATTAGACGCTTCAATGGAAAGAACAATGAGAGCAATGTATTTCTTATATGGTGGTGCAGTTGCTCTTTTAATAATAAGTATTATAGAGGTAATAAAAAATGTATAACTTTGATGATGTAATGGCTAGGCTTGATGATATTGAGTCTAAAATCGATGAATTAATAGAAAAGGAAACTAAGGACCAAGCTTTCCAAGTTGTAGCAACTAAAGGTAAAAAGAAATTACCAGTTGCTGATTATATTTTTGAAAAAATGCAAGAAGCTTTATTGTTTCAAAAGCAAATGTTAGAAAAAGGCTACGATGTGGAGTTAAATAGAAAATGGATATAATGTATGTAATCTTTTTTCTTATCTTGGCTGGATGCGCATGGTCATCTTTTAAGATAGGACATAACGAAGGTGTCCGTGCAGGAGCTGAAACCACTATTGAAATGTTGCATGATAATAAAGTAATTTCTTTTGATAATAAAGGAAATATTGTTCCAAACCCATATTTTAAGATTTAAATTTGTATAAATAGATTAATAAAAAGGGAATCTATTTATGAACTTTAAATCTTTTATCAATAAACCACAAGTTATTAGTGAAGGTACTAAGCTAACACCGTCCGTGTTAGATGAAAAGAATTCAAAAACTGGAGAAGAAAGAATTGATATTCTTCGGGATTTAATTCGTGGAAGTAAACCTTTAGAATTAGCAAAAGGTGGTACAGTCGTTGTAATCAATATCGATGATGCCCTAGAAAAAATTAAACTATTTAAAAAGAATCCTTTACATTTCGGTAGAGGTGGAATCCCATTAGAAACTAACGGTGGTACTATTTATACTAATGATCTTAAAAAGTCAAAAGTATTTGGTGGTGAAACTGGTGGTGCTGGTGGAGGTTCTGCAGATACAAAAAGAAATGAATCTCATAATGCTGTAATGCTTCATGCTATGCTAGAGCATGGTCATAAACAACCATTAGAATTTTTTACAAATGATATCCTAAAGAATGCTTATACGTTAGCCGATGTAGATGCTACATGGTCAGAACTAGAAAATATACCAGATGATTGGATGTTATCTTCATATAATATATCACAAGAATTAATTAAATTAGGTTATGTAAGAAAAGGTCACGTTATACATAGAGGTAGCAAAATAATGAATGGTATATATCAAAAGAAAAACCAAGCATTTGCTAATATGGGATTAAAGAAACTTAAAGATGATAAATGGAATCCTGGTGATGTATGGGCAGTAGATAAATCATTTGATATTAATAGTTTAAGTACAGACACTATTGATGGATTAAATGCTGACATATTAGAAAACTATTTAAATAGAAGTTGTGTAGGTATATCTCTTAAAGGTCCTATGACGAAAAGTGTTCCTATAAAGGAATTTAATATTGATAAATCATTACTTAAAACTTACAAGTTTAAACAATTTAGATTAGAATCTAAAAGAGGTGATTACTGGTCATCTAAAATGGGTCATATAGATTTTGATGGTGGTGAATTAACAATTAAAGACGGTAAACATTTTGGTTCAGTTAAAGCTGAAATAAAAGGTAAGAAGGCCAGAGGTGGTGGATTAGGTTGGGATGTAATGAGTGGTTACCTTGAAAGATATGGTAAAAAGTATGCACTTAAACCTATATCAAAACATGCTAAAAAAATAGCTAAAGCAATTGAAAGAAAACAAGATGAAAAATCAATAAAAGAATATTTTAAATATTATAATTACTTTTATAAAGATTTATCTTATGATGATTTTAAAGCAAAAGTTATCACAATGCCAGGACATTGGATATCAGCAAAATTTGCTATTACACAATTAGGTTATCATATTAATAATGTACCTAGAAATAAAATTAATGAATTGATAACAAACTTTGTTAATTACGCAGGGTCAGCAACAGCTGAATCTAGTGCATATGTTAAGGCAGGGAAATAATGCTTAGATTAAAACAATTTATAACAGAAGACATCTTAGTATATAAACCACAAGCTGAACTTAAACCTGCAAAATATAATAAAATAAAAATCTTTAAAGATGGATGGCAAACAATACAGCTACCGCCTCCGCCCCCGGAAAAGGTAGAAGTCAACAAGGTAATAGAAATATGCCATTCAGCTACTGAAGAACAAATTGAAGAATATAAGTTATGTGATACTGATGCTTCATACTTCATTAAAGATTATATGGAAAAGAATGATTTAGAATACGATAATGCTGTAATAGAATACATAGAAAAACAATGTGTTCCAATTATAAGACATTATAAAAATCATTTTAATAGACCAAGACCATATCAAGTTGCTGCGTACTATAATTTAGAACTTAGAAGGTTTAAAACAGAAACTTCGTCAACACCTTCTTATCCTTCAGGACATACAGTTCAGCCATTAGTAGTAGCATTACATTATGCAAAAAAATATCCTAACCATAAATCTAATTTAGAAGCTATGGCAAATAAGTGTGGTTATGGAAGAGTTATAGCTGGATTACATTACCCAGCAGATTATAATGCAGGTGTAATACTTGCAAATAAATTAATGGATTTTATAAATTATGAAAAATTTTAATAGTTATTTAGCCGAATCTAAGAATACTCATATGACTCATATTGAGGACTTAATTTTAGACGGCGGAGTTAAGGGGGCACGCCAGGCAATCCTAGCGCTTAGGTCAATGAGGGATATGTTGAGCGGTAATGCAAAAGCACCAATGGACATTACTGTCAAGTGGGACGGTGCCCCCGCCGTATTTGCAGGAGAGGATCCAAGAGATGGAAAATTCTTTGTAGCAAAGAAAGGTATATTTAATGCTAATCCAAAAGTATATAAAAATCATGTAGAGATAGATGATGATACATCTGGTGATTTAAACCGTAAATTAAAAATGGCATTTGATAATCTCAAAGATCTTGGAATTAAAGGTGTAATCCAAGGCGACTTTATGTTTGAGAAAAAAGATTTAAAGAAGGCAAAAATAAATGGGGAAACACATATTACTTTCCATCCTAATACAATTGTTTATGCAGTCCCAGCTAAAAGCAAAATAGGTAAAGAAATAAGTAAAGCTGAAATAGGAATAGTGTGGCATACAACATATTCAGGTGGAACATTTGAAAATATGAATGCAGAATTTGGAAAGGAGATTGTTCCTAAATTACGAAAAAGCTCAAAGGTATGGATGGTTGACGCAACGTTAAGAGATTTATCAGGGACAGCTACTTTAACTAAAGATGATAACTTGGAAATTTCTAAAAAGTTATCAGATGCAGGAAAAATATTTAAAAAGATTGCTAGTGGAGTATTAAAAGAGATTGAATCTAATAAAGAACTTAATTTAATCATTAACACATATAATAATACAAAGGTCAGAGAAGGCCAAAGAATTACAAATACTAAATCTCATGCTACAGGATTAGTTATGTTTGTAAATAATAGATACCAAAAGGAAATTGATAAAAGAAGTACACCAAGGGGTAAAGATGCTCAAATACAAAAAAGAGATGCATTACTATCATTTTTCAGTAAAGAAAACATAAAAAATTTAAAATTAATCTTTGATTTGCAGAATTTAGTCATCGATAGCAAATTAATTATTATAAATAAATTAAACAAACTATCTAAAATAGATACATTTGTTAAAACTAAAAATGGGTTTAAGGTCACCGGCGTTGAAGGCTTTGTGGCAATAGACCGATTAGAAGGTGGTGCTGTTAAGCTTGTAGATAGAATGGAATTTTCTACAAACAACTTTAGCAAAGATATTATAAAAGGTTGGGATAACCCCAACTAAATGGGATACCGAGGAAATACATGTCAGTTAAATCATTTAGCGATTTTTTAACAGAGTCAACAAAAGAAGTTACTTTCGTATTTGGAAGATTTAATCCTCCAACTATTGGTCATGAAAAATTATTTGATACTCTGAAAAAAGTCAGTCGTGGTGGAGCATATAGGATTTATGCTTCAAAGTCAGTGGATAGTAAAAAGAATCCACTTCAGTTCAAAGATAAAATCAAATTTCTAAGAAAAATGTTTCCGAAACATGCACGAAGTGTTATGTCAGATAAAGATGTAAGAACTGTTTTAGATATTGCAGTTAAATTATATGATCAAGGATTTAATAAGGTAACTATGGTTGCTGGGTCAGATAGAATAAAGGAATTTGATATCTTACTAAACA